AATATGCTACTTAACGGCATAGATGGAAACCAATTAAAAACCAAAATATTAATCATATTATAATATATTTTCTGATGGTTTTCATAAGAAATATAATAATTATTTTCTAATTCATTAAATTATCATGAAATAAAATATATAGATTATTATAATGGCGTTAAATGTAGAGAACCAAGGCAACCCAATTTGTTTATTAGATAAAAAAATAGTTTCAATATGTGATAATAAAAATGATGTTATGCATCCATTATTTGATATTAAAGCAAAATATAATCAAAAATTCCAACAAATACCAAATGTAAATAAAAAAAGAGATATTTTATTTATAGCTGGTCAATCTGGAAGCGGAAAAAGTTATTATATAAGTCAATATTTAATTTATTATAAAAAATTTTATCCAAAAAATGATATATATTTATTTTCTTATTTAAAAGAAGACGAAACATTAGACAAAACTAAAGGAATTAAAAGAATTGATATTGATAATCCTGATTTTTTAGACATGGAAATAGAAACAGATGATTTTGAAAATAGTATGGTTATTTTTGATGATTGTGAATGTATTTCTAATAAAAAAACATTAAAAAAAGTAAATGAAATTTCAAATAAATTATTAATAACTGGTAGACATAATAATGTTAGTATTTGTTTTGTTTCTCATCAAGTAACAAACGGCCAATTTACAAAAACTATTTTAAATGAGAGTTCATCTATAACAATATTTCCGTCAACATTAGGAAATAGAAATCTGAAATATTTATTATCTGAATATTTGGGATTTGATAAAAAAGAAATTGAAAAGATTAAAAAATCTGATTCAAGATGGACAACAATTATAAAATCATTTCCAAAAGTTATTTTAACTGAAAATGAATGTTATATACCATCTAAAATTTAATTGAATTATTTTTTTATTTTATAATAAATAAATAATTTAAGCTTGTCTATTTATAATTAGATATATTTTATTTTATATTATGTATTTGGAATTGGTGTCTGAATACATTGAACCAATTGAAATGTATAAGTAGCTGCTGTATTATCAACAAAATTAAGAATTAAACTATTTGTTGAAGATACGGGATCACCTTGTTCGTAATCAACTGCTATACGAAAATAATATATTTGTTCTGGTGGTATACCTACATTTAATTGATACCATGTAGGGGTATCTGCTGGTAAAATTGCTGGGTCTTGTCTTCCTATAGATAAATTTCCGAATGTTGATGAAGAAGTATTTAAAATTGCTATAATCCAATCTTGTGCATAAAGTGTTCCGGGTTTAATTGCTGGTGTTGTTGAAATTGTAAATGTATTTTGAAGTGTAATTGGATTAAAAGAAGGATTTATTGCAATTGTTGGTATTTGTCCTGCTGTTGATTTAACAGAAATAACCGTGTTTGATAAAGCGGCTGTTGTTTGGGTTGTATTATCTGAAAATGTAATTAATGGTGTTGAAATTGAAGCTGTAACATTGTTAACAGTAAGTTGGTTTGCTGTTAATGTTGAAAATATAGGTACTGTACTATTAAAGCCATTAATGGTTAATGTAGCTTCACCAATTTCAGTTGAAGTTATTGAACCTCCGGCATTACCTCCAACACGTCCAACGAATAAATCAGTACCTGTATATAATGATTTACCCCCATTTATGCTTATTGAATTAGAAAATGTAGCATCATTTGCATAAACGTCTCCTGTTGTATTAATATCCCCATCATCCATATTAATATTTCCTGACAGTGATAAATTTTGTGTAAATGTATTATTACCTGTGAAAGTGTTATTAGTAGTTAGAATACTAGATCCACTAGCGGCCGTTGTTTGACTTGTTCCATCAGAAAATGTTAATATATTTGAAAAAAGATTATTAAATGATGCATTTGAATTTTGAACAGATGCGAAAGACATTATTATATTTATAATTAGATATTTTTTTTAATTTTATATTAATAAATTATGCTTGTCCTACTATTTGTGTAAAAACTGCTTCACAAGCACCAATTGAATAACTAATTCCAGTTGTTCCATCAACAACATATATATTCAATGTTGTGTTATCACTTATAGGATCTGACATTTGAATTTTTTCAGAAAATTCAATTAAAAAATTTGGTGAATAATTAGTAGTATTACCAACCGGAATACCTAAATATTTAAAAACATTAATTTGGCCTTCAGAAATGGTATATTTTACCCATATACCTAAATCACCTGTTGTACCAGATGACAAATTATTTATTACTGCTACCCATGAAACCAAATAATTTGCACTCGGCATTATTGATGTAGGAGTTGCAACAGTTAAAACTGTTGCTGTATTACCTGTAGCATACGTACTATTTACAGTTACAGAAATAGGAGTTGTATTTTTTGAAGTAAACTGAGTAGGACCTAAATACGGTTGTGTTTGTTGTAATCCTATACTTCTTGGAAATGTAATTGATTCAGTTGAAATTGTTGGAGTTGAAATTGAAGTTGTAGCCGTTACAATAGATGGGTTAATTTCTTCAAAATAATTATTTGCTGCTGAAAATGTATTAGATGCATCTAATAAAGCATAATTACCATCACCCAAAAAGGGTTGTGTTTGTGTTCCTAAAGTTTCAAAAACAATACCTGATGTTGTTAAATTTCCATTTGTTAAATTAATATTACCATTTGTTAAATTAATATTACCATTAGTTGAATTTAAATTAAGACCCATATTAATATTACCTGATAATGTAACATCTTTTTGAAATGTATTAGTACCTGTGAAAGTGTTATTAGTAGTTAAAATACTAGAACCACTAGCGGCCGTTGTTTGACTGGTTCCATCAGAAAATGTTAATACATTTGAAAAAAGATTATTAAATGATGCATTTGAATTTTGAACAGATGCGAAAGACATTATTATATTTATAATTAGATATTTAAATTTGATTTAAAAAAAAAGGTTTAAATAAATATCTTATATATATTATATGGAGACTATAAATAATGAAAATGAAATTAAAGAAAATATTATTTATATTGAAAAAATAGTATATAAAATATTACCATCATTAAAAAAAGCTCAAAAAAAGTATGTTGAAAATAATCGTGATTTAATAAGAGCAATTAATACAAAACATTATAATAAAATTAAATCATCTGAAGAATATAAAAAAAAGAAATCAGAATATTATGAATTAAATAAAGAAGAAATTAATAAAAAACAAAGAGAAAGATATCTTTTAAAAAAAGCTTTAAAAAAATAATCTAGAATATATATATATGAATTATACTATAAATTGCGATAAATTAGAATTATTAAAAATACAAGAATTAAAACAATTAATTAGATTACATAATAAAAATATTATTGATACAAATAAAGATAAAAATTATTTAATAAAATATTATAATGATGGACCAAAAATAAATATATTAGATAAAATTATTAATAATTTTGATTTTATTATACATAATAATGAAAATGATGAACAAATAATATTTTTATTTATTAATTATGAATTACCAGAAAATTTATATAATAAATTAATTTTATAAAAAAAAAAAATATCTAAAAATTAATTTTTAATTTAAAGATTAATTTATAGATATATATATATATGAACAGTACAAATTTATTACAATCATTTAATGTTGAAACATTAAAACAAATTATAAGAGCTTATAATTTACATCAAAAAATAACCGGTTATTCTAAAATGAAAAAAGATATTCTTATTGAAAACATATTAAAACATTTAGAATTAAAAAATAATAAATTAGTTATTAAAAATTATGAACAAGAAATTAATAATATTGAAACTAAAAAGAAACCAACATCAAAAACAAAATCAATTAAACCAAAACCAAAACCAATTGAACCAATTATTGAACCAATTATTGAACCAATTATTGAACCAATTAAAGAAATCAAAAATGAAGAATATAATTTAAAAAATTTTAAATATACAAAAGAAGATTTAAATGATTTGTTTAATGAAAAATTATGGTTAAAAAATGTAATACCAAATTATAAAAAAATGAATATTGAAGAAATATTAAATGAATTATCAAATTATTTTATTGTTAAAAAAAGTAAATATGGTTTATATTTAGTAAAAACTAATTTAGCAAATGAAATTGAAAAACAATATTATAAAAAAGATAAAGAAGAAATTAAAGAAATTAAAGAAGTCAAAAAAGAACCAATTAAACAACAAAAAATTGACCCAACTAAATTATTAATTGAAAATTGGAATTCAAACGACTTACCTATTTTATTATATCAATTAAGACCAGATATTTATAATTACATTGAAAAAAAAATAAATGAAAAAATGAAAAAAAATGAATTTATTATAAGTTCATTATTATTATCTTTTACAAAAGATTATAATAACCTTTTATTTCAATATTATGGAAGTAATTTAAAAGCATTACAAATAATTTTAAATGGAATAAATAATATTATTGATTATATTAAAGATGATGATTTTAATAAAGTTAAATTTACTTTTGATAAATCAGATTATATGGAATCAATAAAATTTTTTAATAGTAAAAATAAAATGATAATTCATAAATTATTAAATTAAAAAATATAAAAAAATATAAAAAAAAAAAATATCTAAAAATTAATTTTTGATTTAAAGATTAATTTATAGATATATATATATATGAATATGAATTTAGAAATTATAGCCCGAAAATGTAATTTAAATAATATTATTTTAAAAGAAATAATTGACGTTGATTTATTAGATAAACTTATTAATTCATCTTTATTAAAAAAAAAATGTAATAATAAATTATCAACTACTTTTTATGAAAGTGAAAAAGAACAATTAATTAAATACAAAAAATTAATAAAAAATGGTATTGCATATATTAAATATAAACAAGCCAAAAAAATGAATTTAGGTAGGGTTATACCAGATAAATCATTAGGATTATTTTCAATTAGAAAAGCAATAAGACATACATTATGTAAAAATACTTATATTGATATTGATATTGTTAATTGTCATCCAATATTATTATATCAAATTTCAAAAAAACATAAATTTGATTGTAAATACTTAAAAAAATATTGTAAAAATAGAGATGAAATAAGATTAGAATTAATGGAATATTATGGAGTTTCTAAAGAAGATATTAAAGATTTATTTTTAGTTTTATTATATTTTGGTTCATTTAATACATGGTTAAAAGATTTAGAAGTAAAACCATTGAAAACAGATAGAACAGAATTTATTATAAATTATACTGATGAAATAAAAAAAATTGGTAATATTATATGTGAAAATAATATTGAATTAAAAAACAAAATCAAATCAATTAAAGATGCTGAAATAACAGAAAATAAAAAAGGTTATAATTTAATAGGTTCAGTTGTTTCTTATTTTTTACAGGAAAAAGAATGTATAATATTAGAAACAGTTTATAATTATTGTATTGAAAATAAATTAATTGAAAATAATAATGCCGTTTTATGTGCTGATGGAATTATGATTTTAAAAGAAAAATATAATGATGATTTATTATTAACATTTTCAAATTTAGTAAAAGATAAAACAGGTTTTAAAATTAAATTTGAATCAAAAGAATTTAATCAGGGTTTTTCATCTGAAGAAATTGAAAATGCTCAATTAATAAATATTATTGAAGAACAAAAAGAAGAAAATAAAATAGTATTTAATAAACGTTATTTATTAGATATGAATTTAAAATTAAATCAACATGAGGATTTATTCGTTAAATCAATTAATGAAAATTTAAATAATGATACTAAAACTATTTTAATAAAATCACCATATGACACAGGAAAAACACAACTAATGAAAGAAATTATTAAATTAAATTCTGATAAACGAATTTTATGGGTTTCTTATAGAATTTCATTAACAAATGATATTTATGGTAATTTTAAAAATTTAGGTTTTGAAAGTTATTTAACAGGTAAATTATCAAGTTCAAAATTAATTATTCAGTTAGAAAGTTTGAGAAAATTAGAAGATGGAACAGACATATTTATTTCTGATAATATGGATTATATACCTTATTTTGATTTAGTTATTATTGATGAAGTTGAAGGAATTCTTAATCAATTTTCAAGTTATGACACAATTAAAGGAACAGGATATCAAACATTTAATTTATTAAGTAATATTATTGATAATTCAAAAAAATTAATTTGTTTAGATGGTGATATTAATCAACGAACATATGATTTTATTAAACCATTTGGAAAACATATTTTATTACATAATAATATTAAAATTAATAAAAAAGATATAATAATTACTAAAAATAAACTTGATTTTTATGATTCAATCTGTTCAGATATTGATTTAGATTTAGATATTGTTATATGTACTCAATCAAGTAACCAGGGTAAAGTATATAATGAATTATTAAAAATTAAATATCCAAATAAAAATATTAAATTTTATTATAGTAAAACAGATGATAATGAAAAAATGAAATTAGATAATGTTATTGAAGAATTTGACAAAGCTAATATTTTAATTTATACATCAACAATTGAGGCCGGAGTTAGTTTTGATAAAACCAAATTTAGTAGATTATATGGTGTTTTTTGTCAAAATACTAATTCACAACGTGCATATTTTCAAATGATGGCAAGAGTTAGAAAATTTGATTATAACAACGTTTTAATATTATGTGAAAAAATGGTTTATAATGATGCCAATTTATATACATTTGATGAGATAAAAAAATTAATTTTATCTTCTCCTAAATCAGAACTAAATATTAAAGAATTAATTAAAGATGAAATAATTAAAGACCATGAAAATAAAAATATTAAATTAAAAACATTAACAAACTATGGTATTAATTATTGTCATAATTTAGTTGAAGAAAAAAATAAGCATCAATCATTATTTTTACAACATTTTAAACAAATTGCAGAAGATAAAGGCCATAATATAATTATTAATGATAAATATGAATATACAAAAGACGAAAAAGAACGATTAAAAATATTTAATGAAAAATCAAAACAAATTAAAAATAATCAACTTTTAACAGCAGAAGATATTAAACAATTGAAAGCAAATAAATTAAATAAATTACAAATGCAACATGAATTAACAGAAAAAGAAAAATATGAATTAGAACGTTATTATTATAAAAAATTGTTAGGTGTTGATAATTTAGATGATAACATAATAAATAAATTTTGTAAAAATTCAAAAATTAAAAACTTTATTAATTTGATTGATGAAAAGAATTATAACAAAGATTTAGATGACAATAATTTAATTAATTATAATAAATTAGTATTAGTTAAAAATTTAATTCATGATTTAGGATTTGAAAATATTTTTAGTAAAAAATATTATAATGAAGAAGACTTTAAAAATATTGTTAATTATGTTATTAATAACAATGAATTATTTAAAAATAAATCAAAAAAATTATTATTTAACAAATTAAAGAAAACAAATTATTTTGAAAGTAATAAAGCATTTTTGGGATTTATTAATAGTATTTTAGAAAGCTATTCAATTAAAATTGAATATTTCAGAAAACAAGATAATGGGACTAGAACCAATTTTTATAGATTGCAAATTTTAGATAATATTGATGAGCTTATATGGTATAAAATTAATTTCAAAAAACAAAAAATTTATGATTCTAATAATATATTTTCTTTTACAAAAACAGATTTTATTTATAGACATTTAATTAATGAAACTATTAATAACGACGAAATAGATGAAGATGAAATAAAATTTAATGATAAAATAATTTATGATGAATTAATAAATCTTAATATGGACGAAGAAATTGACGATGATTATAAAAATAGCTTAATTAATAAATTATCTAATAAAATGAAAGATTATTATAATTCTTTAGAGTGTTATAATTGAAACCATCAGAAAATAATAATTATATGATTAATATTTTGGTTTTTAGATGGTTTCAATCAGTGCCGCTAAGTTACCTTTTTATTATATATAATATGCTACTTAACGGCATAGAAGTAAATCAATTAAAAACCAAAATATTAATCATAATATAATATATTTTCTGATGGTTTCCATAAGAAAATTAAAAAAATAAAAAAATAATAAATTAATATAAAAAATAATCTAAATTATTTTCTATATTAAATTAAATATGAAATCTACAAAATATTTTGAAGATATTGAAAAAATATTAAAAACTCCATTAACGGATAAAGACGTTGATTTTTATCTTGGTTCGGGTCATATAATGAAGTATAACCAATTAAATAAAATAAAATCAATATATGATATTCTCCCTGAGCATAAATCATTTAAAATAATTCTATTAGAAAATGAATTAAATTCTGGTCATTGGTTTGCTTTATTACGTTATAATAATAATATTGAGGTTTTTAATTCTTATGGAACAAAAATTGAAAACGAATTTAAATTTATTCCTGGTTTTATTCAAAAAATGTTGGATGAAAATAAAAAAGCATTATATGACTTATTAATGAATTCAAATAATGAAGATGAAATTATATATAATCATGATGCGTTACAATCAACAAATAAGGATATTGCAACATGTGGTAGATGGTGTATAATGAGAATTTTATTTATGCGTGATTATGAATATACGTTAGAAGAATATTTGGACTATATTTATGATTTACATAAGCAGACTAAAAAACCACTTGATATTATAGTATGTGAATTTGTTAAAAAATAATTAGTTTAATAATCTAAAAAAAAGTTTAGATTATTTTTTTTCTAATCTTAATATATACTAAATGGAAACTATAATTTATCAATTAAAAAGTAAAAATAATGATATTAAAAAATGTTATATTGGTTCTAGTAGAGATATTAGACAAAGAAAATATTTACATAAAAGCAGATGCAATAATGAAAATGGAATCTATTATAATTTAAATATTTATAAGTTTATTAGAGATAATGGAGGATATGAAAATTGGGAATATAAAATATTAGATACAATAACAACTGATGATAAAAAATTACAAAAAATTGTTGAACAATTTTATATCCTTCAATATGAAAAATTAAATATGATTAGAGCTTTTACAACAGAACAAGATTTTAAAAATGACCGTAAAATTACTTCAAAAACATATTATGATAAAAATAAAGAACAAATTAATAAAAAACAAAGAGAATTATATTTAGAAAAAAAAGCTGAAAGAGAAACACAAAATAATAATTAAATAAAATTTATAATAAAGTTTATTTAATTTTTTAATCTATTTTAATATAATTATGCATAGCAGTGTTTGCACTGGTCCCCATTTCTGATGTAATTTTATTTAATTGTTCAACTAGTGGTTTAAATTTATTTGTTAAATTAATATTCCTAAGCATGGAAGAACCAATATTTTTTTTGAATATTTTATTTAAAATTAATGTAATATCATTTATTTTTAAAAATGGTTCTCCTTTGTAATTACATAATAAAGGAACATTTTTTTTTTCAATGTCATTAATTAATGGATGGTATTTAATATATTGTTTAAATACAGGCATTAATTTATTGTTTATTGGTATTACTTGATTTTGATATGTTTTTTGAGTTTTATAATTTCCGAATACAAAACAAAGATTATTTAATATTGTATAATTAGTTTTTTGAGGTAGTTCATTATTATATTCAGTTTTAATAAAATTCATTTGATAATCCAAATTTCTTCTTGGTTCTTGTATTGTGTATAAACATAAAATAAAATAGTGTAATAATTTATTCCATTCTTCTTCATTTATTTTTTTCTTTTTATATTCTACTTTATTTTCATCTAATATTTTTTTAATTTCATCTTGTGTAATCCAATTTTCAGATTGAGTTTCTGATTTAGTATTATTATTTTTTAAATCATTGTTTAATTGCATCATAATTTTATAATAGATTTCATATAAATTTTTTTGGTTTTCATGATGTTTTAAAATACTTGTTATTGCTATAAAAAACGTTCTTTTTGTTGTTGGTTTATATTTTTCTAATTTTTTAATTATATCTTCTGATTTTTTTAAAAAATTAAAATTTTCAATTTTTTTATTATCATTTAATTTTCGTAAATTATCTATGTATAATTTTATAGATGAATTAGAGACATTTTTATTTATCAAATCTTGTATAATTGATTGTTCAAATTCCATATTATTATAATCTATATATTTTTTATTTAGATTATAATATTTATATTTTATGCATAACTATAATTTGGTTCACTATTATTTGGATATGCAATAACCAAAATAACACCATCAGACAATTTTTTATCTTTATAATTATCATATCCTAATTTTTTTAAATAAGATGGGTTATATTGCCTGAATCTAAAATAATTTTCTGATTCATCTAATTTTTTAAATTTATAACCATGACCTAATAAATACATTATAGCATTTTCTAAATCCCATTTAGATTTATTAAATAAAACTGATTGAACCTTTCCAGAACCAATTTTATGACCCGAACCAATATTAATTGGTTTTCCTTTTTTATCATTTAATCGGTCTAAAGTATCCCACATATGAGCCGTTAAAGCATTATTAGCGAATGGATTCCAAGATTTTGGAACATTAATTATTTTATGTTCTCCAAATTTAGAAGTTATTGGATTTAAAGCACTGACAATATCGCCGCCAGTTTTAATATCAATCTGATTTTTATTTGTTTTATTAGAAAATGGCCTAGACGCTTTATTAAATGTTATAATTTGCCGTGTGTTAGTGTCTGCATCATTTCCTAATAATTCTACAATTAACCCACCTTGACTATGTCCGATTGTTGTTAAATTATTTGCACCGTATTTAGCAATTGCTCCTAATTGTAATTTTCTTGCATCTTGAAATCTTTTAGTTTTTCTATATCCTCCGCTATTCCAAAAAGCAAATGTTACGTTATTTGCCCAATCAGATAAGGTCCCTTCAGTACCTCTATGTACAACAACACCTTGGTTCATATCTCTAGACCAATAGCATGCCCCTTCAGGAATATTTAAAGTCATATCTAAAAAATATTCTTTTATTTGTCTTGGTCTTGTTATTGGGGTATCATATGAGGCTTTAATAAATAATTTTACATCTTCGTTAGTAATTTTTCTATAATTCATGTATATTTTAGATTAGATAATAAAAAATTTATATATAATTATTCACCATAATAAATTTCTACTTAAATTATTAGGTGAATAAAGATTAGATTTCCAATTTCCGCGCATATTTGCCGTTCTATTTAAATAATTATTTCTTTTGATTTCATCGCCTGTTTTAGTAAAATCTTGATATCCCATTTGACCAAAATAAATAAATTTATTTGTATAAGGATTTAGAATCATATATTTTTTTTTTGGTTTATCAGATAAAAATATTATAGTTGATTTACCATATATTTTTTTTGCTTTTTTTAATACAATTTTTGGATTTGAAAAATTTAAAATATTATCCATTATAATATCATGAGATTTTATCTAATATTAATTAATGGATAGCACTTTTAACAGTGTATTTTGGATATCAACTATTAGTTTAATATTAGGTTCAATTGGTTTATCAATTAAATATTGTTTAAAATCAAAATGCAATAAAATAAATTTATGTTTTGGATTAATAAAAATAGATAGAGATATTGAAGCCGAAGAAGAAATAGAATTATCGGTTAATGAACCTAAAACACCAATAAATGATAATAACGTATAATCCAAATGAAAACCATTAGAAAATATATTATAATATGATTAATATTTTGGTTTTTAATTGGTTTACTTCAGTGCCGTTAAGTAGCATATTATATATAATAAAAAAGGTCACTTAGCGGCACTGATTGAAACCATCAAAAAAATGATTTTATTATGATTTCTAAAAATGATTTTTAGATGGTTTACATAAGAAACATTAAAAATTATTAAAAATCATGAAAAAAAATATAAGTATAATTATATGTTATTATTAGAATTATTTAAGGGCACAGGGTCAATTGGTAAAATATGTAAAAAATTAAAAATTAATGTTATTTCATTAGATTTAGAAGAGAAATATAAACCAGATATATTAACAGATATTTTAAATTGGGATTATAAAAAATTAAATGTTATCCCAGATTTAATATGGGCCTCACCCCCATGCAATACATTTTCGCCATTAGCTTATCCATTAAAAGAACGTAATATAAAAACTGCTGAGCCATTATCAGAAAGAGCTTTATTAGGAACTAAAATATTATATAAAACACTTGAAATTATTAAATATTTTAAAAAAAAAAATCCAAAGTTAATATTTTGTATTGAAAATCCTAAAGGAATGATGCGACAAGATAAAAATATAAAAAAATTAATGATTGCTACAACTACTTATTGCAGTTATGGAGACATTAAAAGAAAATTAACAGATTTTTTCACTAATTTTTATTTAGAATTATTAGAACCAAATTTAAAATGTAATAAGAATTTAACACCAGTTGTTAAATTAAGTTTGGAAGATCGCTATTCAATACCATCAAATTTAGTTAAATCAATTCTTGAACAAATGATTTATAAATATTATAATTGAAACCATCAGAAAATATATTATAATATGATTAATATTTTGGTTTTTAATTGGTTTACTTCAGTGCCGTTAAGTATCATATTATGTATAATAAAATGGTCACTTAGCGGCACTGATTGAAACAATCAATATTATATTATTATTATTATAATAATATAATGTTTCTTATTGATTACATTATAAATAATCTAAATAATCTAATTTAGATTATTAATTACACTTAATAATTTTAAAATTATTAATCTTATAGAATAATCTAATTAGATTATTTAGATTATTTAGATTATTATTTAAAATAAAATAATCTAGTTTAATATATAATATGGATATTGAAAAGTTATATGAAATTATTAAAATATTAGAAGAACAAATTAATGATTTAAACTTAAGATTACAAATTTTGGAAGATGAAAATCAATACATTAAGAAAGTATATTTTAATATTATTGAAAATTAATATATAATTATATATAATGCATCCATTAGATATTGCTTTATATAATCGTGTTAAATTATATGCTGATACAATTTATGAAAAAAATTCTGCTTATAAAAGTGGTTTCATTGTTAAGACTTATAAAAAACTTGGTGGAACTTTTAAAGATGATAATCAATCAAAACCATTAGCACGTTGGTTTAATGAAAAATGGATAGATGTTGGCCATTCAAATTATCCTGTTTATAGACCTTCAATTAGAATTAATAAATCAACACCTTTAACAATTAACGAAATAGATAAAAATAATTTGAATAAACAAATTAAATTAAAACAAATTTTAAAAGGTGATTTTAATTTACCCCATTTTAAGAAAAAATAATTATTATTTATTTTATTTAAATAAATAAAAATTATAAAAGTTTATCTAATTAATGAAGACATTTTTCTTCTTCCAAATCCTTCACCTGATCCTGACATTTCATCATGTTTAACACCTAACATTTTGTGATGTGGTTTCCCCATGTGATGTTTTTTTAATTTATGAACAATTAATTTAGATTCAAGAGCATGTCCGGAACCAATCATTCTTGCATATTCTTTTTCGTCTAATGGTGTAATATGTTCTCTTGATTCTAAAGCTTTTGCTACTAAACTTGAAGTCATTATACCACTATTGACTTGCGTAATTCCGTTGATAGTGGTTATTATATTGGATTGTACAGTTAAAATAACAAGTTCTGGGGTAAAACTGTATGATTGTTGATTACCACAATTAACAGAGATACTAAAGTTAAAGTTACCCTGTGATCCGTTGACTAGCAAACCGCCCCCTAATCCGAAATCAAGGCTTGGACTGAATACCATCAAACTTCCAACCGTAGGAACATAACAGCCATAGCCAGCAGATGGAATTGCAGTAGAATTGATAACGGGACCAGTTGAATAAGCAGAACTACCCGTATAATTATTTAATGCATATCCTTGGAATTCACTGAAATTTTGACCCGAACCATTTTTTTTTGAAATTTGGTATAATTGTTGTTGAGTAGCATTTGATAAAATACCACTTTTATTATTAAAAGTAATTGAAACATTATTAATAGGTAAAAAATAATTTGATGTTGCAGAATTTTGGGTTGCTAATGGTTCTCTTAAATAAATAATAAAATAATCAGGAATATTATTAATTTGGATATTTTGTGATTGAACTTGACTATTATATAATACAGGAGTATTTCTCTTCCAAGCTGTAGTTGCTGAAATAGCAGGGGTAATAAATCTTGGAAAACTAACACCACCAACACTATTTTTTGCGGAAATTTTGTTATCGTACTCTTGTGGAGTTAGATATGTAATTTGAACATTTAAATTTGACCATGGGGTGCTTGATGTTGATCCAGGTGTACCAGAAGGAACACCCAAACTAATACCAGTTGAAGTAGTTCCTTTATTAACTAAATTATATCTACTTGGATATACAAAATTATAACCTCCAGTTTGTTGTAATTGATAAGAATAAGCACCGGATGTTTGAGCCCTTGCAACCCATAAATTATTTGTTGAACAAAATAAACGTGATGCAGTTGAATCTAAAGTTGTGACAATATTCATATTCGTAATTCCGAGCAAGCCTTGCGCATTAAATATACTATTGTTATAAGTTAACGGGGATAAACCAAGGAATGGTTCATTTGAATTTAACTGTAAAGCAATAACCCAATTTTCTGTTGCACCTTCACCAAGAGAAATTAACGAATTATTAGAACCTGCGGCAAAAGTATGAGTAACATTTAATATAGATAATCCTGCCCATGATCCACGACTCAATAATTTATTATCAAAACTATTTGTTGAGTAACCGGCACACACATTATTATTAGCATTAAAACCATCGGTATAGGTTCCATAGAATTGGTCTGGTAAACTTGGACAAGTACTGTTATATTGAATAACATCTTCTTTATTAATCATATTTAAAAGAGCTGGATAAATATCAATTAAATTACTTGAAAATGTAGAATTATTTACACTTAAACTGGTAGTTGTAAATAAACTGTTAATTGGAAATGCTGAAACACTTTCAGTTTTTCCTAAATCTAAAACTTTAACCCCGGCTGGAATAGTATAAGTACCTGATGCGATATAATCTGCATCAGTTGAAACACCATTTGCGGGCATGGTAAATGCACCATTAATTGTAACTGTAAATTGTACGGTTCCATTAATTAAAATATTACGGTCAACGACAACATTTTGCGATGGTGTCTGAATACTAAAACTAATATTTGATGATGAAGCCGCTGAATATGGGTATCTTTGTTGATTAATCAATGCGGCACCTGTTTGAACTGCATAGGTTTCAATTCCTGTAAGTTCATTTAATCTAGCATCTTGAATAACTACGGTTTTAAAATATTTTTCTTCTTCTGTAGACATAAATTATATATTATGAATTAGAAATAAAATTTTTTATAATATTTTATTTTTTTTAAATCATAATTATTTAATATTTATTTAATATATGTTTCTTTTTTCTAAAATATAATTTTAAAGAACATGATCCACCATTACACAAAAATAATTGATTGAACTGACCTAATTTATCCTTCCATACTACTTGAATTTGAATATTTTGGATCGCTTGATTTCCTTTCAATGATAACCAATTAAATTGAGCTGCTGGAACATAAATTAAATATGGTTTAAAATCAGTTGAAATAATATCTTGAATAATATTTGCGAAATTAGAATTTTGACCACTTAAAGAAGGTAGAATATTTCCTTGAGTAAAAACTAATGGTTTACTAATTAATGCATTTTGGACTGGTAGATTATTTGAAATAAAACAGACTGATTCAACTGGCGACCATGTTGAAACAGTATTAAAACTTTGTGTTAATGTTAATCTTTGACCTGCTGTAAGTTCTGCTGTTGATTGAACATTATTACCAAATAAAAAAGTCCAATAATTGTTTAATCTATAATTATTAAAAATTCCATTTAATTCGGCATTTAAACCAAAAAATAAATTCATTAAAGGTAGATTAAAAGATAAAAATATTGGGTATGGTAGTAAAAATCCTGCTGGGTTTCCACCTGGTATAAATTGAGTAAATAGATTGCTTCCTGCTGTTATACTAAATAATTGTGATGATTCATTAAATGATAATTGAGGTACTGATTGAAGATTATTAATATTATATGCAAGAATATTATTATTAGATAAATCAACTAATAATTGGTTAAATCCATATGCGATTTGGTTATTTACTAATCCCATGAAATATTCTGGGTTATATGTTGAATAATAATTAGATGTATTGTCATTAAATCCTAATGCGTTAAATGTTGGTGGCTGTGGTATATTTGATATTTGTGGTTGATAAATTATATTATCATTTTTTATTATTAAATTACCTGATAAATCAACATATGTAAATTGATATCCATAAATTGTTTGATTTGTATCTGTATTGCCATTTTCATTAGAACAAGTTGGAATAAAATATGGTAGTCCTAAACCATTTGTATTTAAATAAAATCGTAAAATTGCAACTTCATATAATTCTGCATTATTAATTATATTTGTATTTCTATTATCAATAAATTGTAAAATAGGTAAAGTTGTTGTTGTTGAACTTTCAATATTAGTAATTAATAAATCATAATAAATATTGTCTGGATCATTATCTTGAACTGTTAATTTTTGAATCATATAATTTAAATGAGAAAATAATATTTATATAAAAATATTTAATTATTTTCTAATTAAATAATATAATGAATGTTATTCATCCTGATGTTAAAAAATTTTATATGGAGCATTTAAAACATCCAAATAGAAATTTTAATATAATTCCAAATATGCCACCAAGTAAAATAAATAAACCTAGACAATTGGATGCACTAATGCCAAAACATTTTGGAACTATTCAATCAAAAATAAATAAATCTGAAATTGCAAGTTTTATTCCAAAAGAATACAGAGAATATATTATCCCATCAGGTAATTTAGATTTTCAAGCTGGGGGACATAATAATGGATATAAACAGTTTAAGCATGATTTAGGAAGATCTATTAAGTCTATAGGTCATGATTTAAGTGAACCATTAAAAGAAAAAATAAAAGGTAAAATTACTGGCGGAAAGAGAAATGCATTTAAACAATTTACCCACGATATTGGGAGATCAATAAAGTCAATCGGTTATGATTTAGGAAATGATTTAAATAAATCTGTTAGAAAAGTTGGAACAAAAGCAATAGATGTAGGGACTGATATTGCAATTTCAAAATTAAATGCCGCACAAAAAATAAATAATAAAACGGGTAAAGGACGAGGATATGGATTAAGAGAAATAAAAAAACCATTTATGCGCGAATATACAAGAGATCATCAAGTTGAGCCATATTCAAAAATTACTGGATTAGTAGCAGGAGCAAGAATCAAAAAACCAAGAATTAAATCTCAAAAAATGGAAGCAAGAGGCCAATTACTAGCCAAAATAATGAATGAGAGAAATATGACACTTGGACAAGCATCTAAATTTATTAAAGAAAGTAATATGCAATATTAAAAAAAATTTATTTATATTTAATTATTTTATTTCTAATATAATTATATGTCAAAATTAACTTTTCCAAATATTTCTCAAAATGAGGATAGACAAATTATTGCATCATGGATTTTTAATAATATGATTAAAAATTTAACTGGCGAAGCATTAGAACCACAAATTATTGAAAAAAAAATACCTGAAAATGTTGAAACAAATTATTATGATGTTAATAATGCTCTTGAAAATGAATTATTAAATTTAGAAACAATTAATAATATTATTATTTCAGGTGATGTTTTTTATATTAAATCATTTATTGTTGATTTTGTTAAAACAATTCCAAGAATTAAACAAAATTTTAAATTATTGATTAAAAATATTAGTTATTTAACACCAATTCAAAAAAATCAATTAAATGATACAACAAACAGAATTATTTTATTTATTACTCAAATTGATGAAAATTATCAAAAAATTAAAAACCAAGGATATACCAACGGTTTTTCATTAGAAAATATTTTATCAAAATATTTAACTGAATTAAAAAATATTAGTACTGAAATTAATAATTATGTTGCATTAAATAAAAATGACATGAGTGCAAAGCCATTAGAATATATTAATGAACGTAGCATACTAGATAATTTAGATGATGTTTCAAGTGAATTAGCAGAAAACGAACCATTAAATTATGACAGTGAAGCAGATGAAGAAGCAGAAGAACACGAAAATTTAAATCCTGATTCAACAAGTGCAGCAACACCTGATTTTGAAACACCTGAACCAACAAAATCAGAAGAAGAATCAATATATAACCAACCTAAATATTATAATATTGGAATAGCTACTATGGATGATGTTGAACCATATAATCCATATGAAAATTTTGAAAATAATGAAAAATTAGACAAACAAATTAAAAATTTAGAAGAAACTTTATTAAGTGGTAAAAAAATTGATTTAAACACATCAAACACAATAAACGCATTATATTCACTAGCAGCCAAATATAATGCACCAACAAAAGATGGTGAAAATCAATTTTCATATTTAACTCAAGATGAATTAAATAAAAAAGGAATAAAAGCACAATTAATTAATAATTTTAATAAATGGAATGATGAAATATCTGGCAAAACAAAAAATAAATGAACCAATTAATGAATTATTAGAAGAAGAAACAAAATATAGAAAACGATAATAAATACCATCTAAAAATCCAAATGCAATTTTTTTAAAGAAATCATAATAAAATCATTTTCTGATGGTTTACATCTGTGCCGTTAAGTGACCATTTTATTATATATAA